CGTCATCGCATCGCCGCCGTTGCCGTCGTTGTTCGTATTCCAGAAGGCGACCGTCGTAACGGCAGTAGTCGTATTCTGAACGCCGTTTGCAGCCGAAGCGAAAACCGATGTCTCGGTCCCCCACGCCGCAACGGTAGACCATCCCGATGGGATCGCCGGTGCCATGACACCATCCCAGCTTTCGGCCTTCACGATTGCCATCGACTACTGCTGCTCCAAGATTACGTCGATATTCCATCCAGTCGCGGTAGCCAAGGTCGTAACAGAAAATCTCAACTTGTCGCCGGATGCAACCGTTCCAAGCGCAGATGTAACCTCACCCTCATAATCTCCGCTACTGAACGTAATCGTTCCGACTGTCGAGCCGCTCCCGAACACAGCATTTCCCACGGTACTCTTCTGGATAACCACGACCGGTGCCCCGCCCGCCGTGTTCACTCGCAGGAAGATGCTCTTGACGTTCCACGTGATCGAACTACCGTCGGTCGGATTGAACGGGACGCGCTTCTCACCGATGTCGGCTCCGGTCCCCGCCGGAGTAAACGCCTCGCACAGTGAAATCACGCAGGCACGTTTCTGCGAAATTCCGTAGGCGTCGTTCGTGATAATCCACTCATCTGCCGCGATCTTGCTCAAGATCATCGAAGCGTACTGCTGGATCGCACTCAACCCACCGCTGTTGTGGAGCGTGACGCCGCCTGCTGGAGAGAGCGTGACGAGCCCGGTCCCTAGCTGTCGAACCACGATTCTTGCGCCGATCGGGATCGCTACCGAGGCGAACGTTGGAACCGTCACCGTGATCGCCGAAGAGTTGTTGAACGCCTGCACGCTGCCCGTGTCGCCCGCCGCCAGCGTATAGGTCGTGCCCGTCCTGATGCGTAGGTATTCGAGGCTCGGGTTCAGCGTCGTCACGCGCCAAATCCCGTCTGAGCCGGAACCTTTCAGCCCCCTTAGTTCCCAATACTGACCCGGCCCCATCGTCAGCGTGCTCACCGCTTCGATCATATCGCCCGAGAACGCGGCCACGATGATGTTGAAAGCACTGTTGTTGACGAACATGTACGTGATCTGCTTATCGCCGCTCGCGATCAACTGCGGGAGCGTGAAGTTCACATCCGCCGCCACGCCGGAATTGTACATGTAGGTGTAGAGGTCGCCGTTGCTCGTGATCGTGACGCCGGTATCGAGCAGTCCGCCGATGGTTGCGGTGTTGGTCTCGCCGATCGTGAACGTCTTGCCTGACCGCGAGATCGTGACGTTAGCGCCCGGATCGAGGATCAGGTCGCCTTGCTGCCCGGTCGTCTCGCCGGTCTTCCTGATGCTGTTGACGCCCGCGCTCTCGACGACCTGATTGGTGTTACCGCCGCCGACCTGAGCGCCCGACCCCGAAACAACTGAGTACGGGCTGCTGTTCGTCCGCAAGAGCGGCACGATGTCGTTGAACTGCGGTGGCGTCTGAGGCGTGTACGGAACGCCGTGCATGTAGACCCCGCCCCCGTTCGCATCGATCATCCCGACATCGAGGATGAGTTCCTTGGCAGTCTTGTCGATCAAGATGACGCGGCCGGATTGGATCGACCGGTCGGCACGAGCGCCGTAATCGCTCTTGTCTGCGGTCTGGATGAGGTTCTTGATAAGCATTGGCTACGGTATCACGCACGATGTGTGGTTGCCACGCACCGGTTTCCACGAGCGCGTATTCACGCTATTCCAAATCTGCCAATATAGGGTCACACCGGAAAGGTTCGTAGTGGTCCTCATAGTGATCGTAAAATCTAATTGGCCGAATGTTACGTTGTCCCACTCACGCCCTTGTAAAATCCGATTTGGAGCCCACCAGTGCCACGCTCCGTCGCCGATAAGCCATCCGTGGTCGAGATCAGCAGGAACGCTCAGATTAGCGCGCCAGTACCCTTGCGTGAAGCCACATCCAGGCGCAGTATGCAGGCTCAGGAATTGGTAGGTGTAGTAGCCTTGCGCGTCAGGGCCTTCGACTGAAACTACGCCGATAGTAAAATCGGTGATCGTGTAGCAAGTGATGTTTCCGCTGATGCTTCCCGGCGTAGCCGAAAGGACCGCGCTTGCTAAACTCTCGTTTCCTTCGGCATCCACTGAAGTGAGGTACACCCACACCTGCCCGGAAAGTCCAGGGCCGAGGATGCGGGCACCGGCTGCAGGGGTTGCGGTCGTGTAGAGAGAAAATCCGGTAAACTCGCTGGTGGTCGAAAGGTAGACGTTGATGCTCACCACGAGCGGGTCGGTCGGAATGTCGTAAATCGCGGTCAACTCCGTGGGATCGCCTCCCACGATGTTGAGTTGCGTAAAGTTCGGTGCAGCAGTCGGCTGCGAAACGTAGGGAACCCACTCGGCATCTGCCGTCCACTGGCCATACGTGATGTTGTGCTGCACGCTCACGAGGCTCCAGAGTTCACGGTTCCGTTTCGCTCCGGCGACGGTGCTCGGGCGAGAGAATAAGTTTGGGCGGGCAGGCGCGCGAAACCCGAAGATTTGCTTCAGCGCCGTCTCGAATGTCGGGCGAATGGTGTTCGTGAGTGTCTGCAGGTTCCACGCGTAGTCGCGGAGGAAGAACTGCGCGACCTTCAGGCGCAGGTCGGTTGTCGCTGCGAGCGGATCGGTGATCCTCGTCGTGCGCGTCCCGAACCTCGCGATGCTGTTTGGGTCGGAAAGTGTCAGGCTCCCGCTCCCGCTCTCCTTGCTCTTCCCGGTTTGAACGATCACGCGATTGCGCATGTTTTTGCCGGTACGATGCCGCTGACAGTTATAGACATCGTAGTTGCCGTCTGTAGCGGAAACGCACACTCGATCGGGCAGTTTCTGGGTGTACGGCGGCTCGGTCGCGGTCATTGTGCCGTTTCCGTCGGCCAAGAAGTTCCAACCGACGACCGCAAATAGTTCCTGGCAGTACCCGAGGATGCTGTTCGTTTGCCCCTGCCACAGCGGGTACTGCAGGCCGGTCAGCCCGCTTCCACTCGACCACGCGATCTCCGAAAGCAGGAGCGGGTCGTTGTACCCCTCCTTCGCCGATTGGTTCCAATAAGCGGTCGAGGTCAACAGGCTGTGAACGATGTCGCCGAGTTCGACGCCGCCCGCACTCGTGAGACGGTACGGGGCCGTCAGAAAAACGTCGTTATTGTCAGCGAGCTTCTTGAGTGCATCGACCGCCACGCACTTCACGAGGCCCGCATTGCTGAAGTCGATCTGGTCGCCCATGTAACCGGTGAACAGATTTCCGCCGAGCGCGGTAAACTGACTGCCGCCGTAGACTGCGAGTTCGTCAATCCAGATCGTCTGAGCGCCAGTCGGCGTGACCGTAAACTTCACGTAGCGACCGGTCGTCTGCAGATCGCAGAACGCGAACTCCGGGATGTTCCCGGACGCGCTGTCGTCCCAGTCTCCGGGAGTGACGCCGGGGCTTCCCGCCCCGCCCACAGGACGCGCAGGCCAGTCGCGATAAACGAGACTATCCACACTGACGCTCACCTGAACCGAAGAGGGGAGCGTGCAGGTGCCGGTCAGCGTTGCGAAGCGGATCACGGCGTGGTTAATCGCCCTGCTTGATCCAAGATCGACGATCAGCGTAAACGGCGACGCGCTCGGTGCGTTGAAATGGCAATAGAGCGACGGCGCGAGAACGGCAGTTGTATCCAGTACGCCATCGGTGAGTGCGGAGAGCGCGGCTGAACTGCCGCCTGAAGTCGCGAGCGTACTGGTCGGAGTAATCCCGCTCGCAAGGTTGCTGTAGCAGTGTGCGCCGACCCGCAGGACGATCTTCCTCGCCTCGTCAAGCAACGGGTCGTAGGCGCCCGCTCCATTGTAATTGTATGTGCTGTTTAAGTTCTCGCTGGCGTAGTTCCCGTCCGGGTCGGGCAGTGTAAAACCGAGTGTCGCGGGCTGCTTGAACGCCTGCGTCAGCACGAGTCCGGTATCGGGTCCCACGAACGGCTGCAGCGGAAAGAGATGCCACAGCGAGTCGCGCTTATACCAGAGTTCGATTTCGTGTTCGACGTGAGCAGCGATTCGGTGCGTGCGCGCAGAGAGTGCTTGCGCCGTGTTTCCGATCTCCGTGACTTTTGTGCCGGTAAGCGTGAAGGGGTTTGCCATAGGTCAGATCGGAATGTAGCGGTCGCGGGTCGTGTTGCCGAGATTGACGTTCAGGCTGCTGCCCTGGCTATTGATAACCTGCTGCGCCGCCACTTTTGCGCCATCGACGAACACGTTCACGATTGGCACGTTCTGCGGCTTTACGTCGAAACCGATGTTCTGGACGGTCGGGAGTTTCCCGTACGCCGAGTAGTTGTAGGCGGCAACGTCGAAAGCAGCGGGCGCGTTGTAGTACGCCGGGTTCAGGTCCTGCGGGGTTGCCGTCGGCTTATTGCTCTTGTGGAAGAGTCCGCCGATGAGATCGACCACACCGCCGACCGCCGCGCCGATGGGACCGCCGATCGCAAACCCGGTTGCAGCCGCCCCGAGCAGGTTCCCGAGGTTAACGCCCTGCTGGGCGCTCGTGGAGGCGATGCTGTAGGCGGCAAGCCCGGCCCCGAGACCTTTCTGCAGGTCGCTCTGCCCGGTGTTCCCCCGCTTCTTCACACCAGGTGACTGCGTGCCGTCGGCTCCGGCTTCCAGTCCGCCAACCGCACCAGCCGCCGCTGCTGCAGCTCCCGCTCCGAGCGCCTCCGCGACGCCGCCCGTGCTCGTCAGGTTGCCCGTGAAGGTTCCGGGGCCGCTTCCTGACAATGTGCTGTTGAGCGTGTCTAGCGAGACGCTTACCTTATCCAGCGACAAGATTTCCTTCGTCGTTGCAATCACGAGCGGGTCGGTCAGTGATTTCACGAACGGCTGAAGCGCGGCGTTGGCGATCTCGTCGCCCAGCCCCTTGAAGAGATCGCCGACATTCCCCTGACCATGTAAGAAACCGAGCACGGTTTGTTGTGCTCGGTTCTGGATCGGGCCGAGTACGCCCTGAACCTTGGCGCGGTCGAATTGTTCGAGTGCGAGGTTCGCCTGCTTGCGCGCGATGTCGGCGTTCTCGATGTCTTGCTTCGTCTTCTGCGACTGAGGCGCGCCATTCAGGAACGTAGAGACGAGGCTGAGTTGCGTGATGTCGGTGTACTTCTGTTGCGCAAACTCGGCCTGCTTGACGAGTTTCTGACGCTCCGGGAGAAGGGAACTCTCGATGTCGTTGATCTTGCGGGCGTACTTATCGTTGACTTCGGCGAACGTGGTCACGATGCCGCGCTGAAGGGTCTCTTCGGCAAGCCGCCTCTGCTGCGCCGCGTTATCTTCAAGCGCGTCGCGGAAGTGGGCAAGCCCTTCGACCACTTCTGGCAGGAATTGGTTCATCCCGCTCAGTTTGACGATCGTCGCCTGAATATCCGTCGCATCCGCCTTGAGTGCATCCGACTGCGCCGCCGCCTGATCGCCGTAGAGGTCGGTGGACGGCAATCCGCGCTCTCGGGAACGAATACGCTGGTCGGTCGTCTGTACGAGTCCGCGAGCAAGCGCGTCGTTGATCCAGTTAGGACCTAACCCCAAATCCCCAAAAGAAGGGATAAGCCGCTCAAGCACGCCCTGGCGCTTGCCAGCGAATTCGGCACCTGTGCCCTCTAAGCGGCCCTGAAGCCTACGAAGCCTGTCCGTGTCACCTGACGCGATTGCGGCCGCTTCTTCGGCCCTCTGTGCCGCCGCCGCCGCTGCGCCCGTTGCGCCTCCGTTCGGTCCACTGAACAGCCCGTACTTCTGGAGTGCGAGATCGTAGTCGGTCCGCGCCGACTTCTCCATGCTGTCGCGCAGATTACGGTACTTCTCTTGTGCGTCCTTGAGTTGTTCTTCGGTCTGCTGCTTACTCTCAGCGTTAGTATCTGCGAGGTTTCCAGAAAGTCCGAGCCGCATTCGCCGCCGCGTGTCTTCATCGCCCGCCGTTGCTGCTGCCGCGTCTGCCGCTGCCGCCGCCGCCTTCGTCTCGGGGAAGTCGGGGCCGTAGAGTTTCTTAACGAACTCGAACTGCGTTTGCAGGCGCTTCGCTGTTTCGTCGAGCGCCTCCTGACGGGCTTTCTCGGCTTCGTCCGCTGCTTTCTGCGCGGCTTTGTCAGGAGGCGGAGTATAGCCGCCCTTGACGTGTATCGCACCTGCCTGTGGGTTAGCAGGCTGAAGCCCGACAGGTGGCGCGCCGAATCGCGGGTTTGCCATCTGCTCATTCATCGTCCGCAGATCGCGAGCCATCTGATCGACATCGAGCGTGCGGAGTGTGTCGCCAGACGGCAGGTATCGGCGTTTAATCATCGCGCGCTCGGCGGGCGTCATCCCCTTAGTAGCAACGTCGAGTTCAGACCCGGCCGTTAATTGCTGCCACGGTGCAAGCCTGTGGTAAGTCGAAAGTTGGTTGAACGCCTGCTGCACGGACTCACGCGTCGTTGCGACCTGCTCCCGGACAGACCCACCGCCCGTGAGAATTCTCTGCGTATACTGTTCCTGGTTAGTCTGTAGTCCACGAACCACGCGCATTGCTTCGAGGACGTTTTGCAAGTCGTCGGCGATACCGTGCAGCCATCCACGAATCGGGCTGATGTCGATGAGGTTGGAGAGGTACGAAAACATACCGCCCCACGCCCGCTTCCACTCCTGCTCGGTGGTAAGCATCGTGTTTTTTAGTTTTTCATTCTCAGCAGTCACTCCGTGAACAGAATTTGTCGCGTCGTTAGCAGCCTTCGTTATGATCTTGAATGCGTTCTCGTTTATGGCCCCAAGCAGTCGAGCCGCCTGAACGGTGCCTCCGATAGCCAGGTAGTACTTTTGCTGCTCGGCAACGGGCAGTCGCTTGCCGACTTCAACGATGTTTCGAAGAGTTTGCAGCAAGTCGATTGCACCGGTATTGGGATCGATAGCGGCCTGCGCGGACGCGCCCTTGTTCGTAATCATGCCCGTGAGAGGGTTCAGGTGCTGTACGAGTTGCAGGAGGAATTGCGCCGTACCCGTGCCGCCCATACGTCCGCGAACACCCTCTGCGGTCAGGCCAGTAATGATGCCTGCGACCTGAGTAAGTGAAACTTTCGCAAGTTCCGCAATGGGACCGAGGTACTTGAGTGATTGCGTGATCTCGCCCACCTCAGCGGATGAGTCCTTCCACATCACCGCCAGCAACTCGCCTGCCCTTCGCATCTTCTCTGCCTGATCTACATTTCTGCCAAGCTCGTCACCAAACTGGTTGTAGATTTGCAACATCGCGCGAGTAGTATCACGTGCATCGCTTTCGGTTCCAATCACAAGGTTCATCGAGGTGCGAAGCGCGGAGAACGCTGTCGCGTTGTCCTTGATCTGCGTCTTGAGCTGGTAGTAAGCCTCGCCAATGTCCTTGACATCGGCCCCGGTCCGCGCCGCTTCTTCCGCGATGTCGGCTCGAATGCTCGGAGTGCTACCACTCGGAGACACCCGCTGAACACGCGCCGCCTGCTTCTCCATCTCGCGCATTGCGTCGATGGTGCCGGTGATCGCTTTCGTAACGCCTTCGAACACAAGTCCGATGGCGCGGTATTGAAGCATCGTGCCGAGCAAGCCACTCATCGACCGGCCCATGCTGTTCACGTTGTTGACCGTGGTGTTGGTCGTATTGTTGAACGTGTTGAAGTTGTTCGTGATGTTCGTCAGGCTGGAGCCAAGCTGCCCCGTCGCGCCGTTGAACGCCTGGTAACTCGCCGTGAGCTGCTGGATGATCTTGTTGTGCGCGTTTAAGGCGGTATTCGCCTGCTGAAGTTGCGCCAATCCCTGAACATCGATCGTTATAGTCGTTCTTCGGTCTGCCATTAATCCACCCAACAAAAAAGCCCGCCGGGTGTCGGCAGGCTTTCAATGCTTATCGTTTCAGACACTTCTCAGCAATTCGTCTTCATCGCTCGGTGGCGGCTTCTTGCGCGTGAGTGCCTTTACCGCTTCGATCATCGTCTGAACGAGACCGGGGCGCGGCCGAGCATAAATCACCGGTACAGTACGGCGCTTATTCGGCACCACGATAAAGTTGTTCGTGACGTTGTTGACCGTGTTGTTCACGATCTTGACGTTGTTCGTCACGATAATGATGCTCGGCGGCTCGTTCATTGGCGCACTAGATCAATCGTCATATTCGACGGCACATCTGCCTGCGGGTTCTGGATGCGAAGCGAGCCTGTAAGATGACTGTCGGCTGCCGCGAGAGCGCCGGTTCCGGGAAGTACCGTTTGGCTGGGGCCGGTCACGAGAACGCTAACGCTCTGGCTTCCGTTCCCTGAAATCGTCCACGTCGCACCGTTCACCAAATAAGTTCCGGTGATGTGGTCGGCTGCATCGTATGCGAGCGTCATTGCCCCCGACTGTGACGGAACGCCTCCGTACCGCCAGCCGCCTACGGTGCCCTTCCAGGTTCCAACACGGCTTGTATTGACCACTGGAGGCGGGTTGTTTCCTCCACCTATGGTCGGAGCCGATCCACCACCACACCCAGCAAGAATGAATAGAGCTAAGACAAGTAGATAGCGCATATCACTTCCCTCCTACAGAAGTGCCCGCTATCTTACCTCATGCGAAAGAGTGTTCTCTCGTTTAAGGTAATATTTTGCGGAATTGTTGTAGGAGTGGAGACGGCTTATGCTCACCCCCGAAGAACGTGCCCGCATTATTGAAGAAGAGAATTTACGCAACCAGATTCGCAATCAGCAACCGGTCAACACGCTCTCTTCTTGCATCCTGTGGCCGATCGCGATCGTCGGTCTTATTATTGGGCTAGGCATTCTCTTGGTACTCGGAACATCGATACTTAAACTCTTGCACGTGTACTAGAGGCCCATTTCGTCCACGATAATATCACTCATCAAGTCCGCAAGCCGAGACTCGACAAGATCGAGACCTTTACCGAGATAATCGGTAATATCCTCAAAGTGCTGGGCGTAATCGAACCCTTCAGGGGATGTACCCGCCTTGTCATCCACATGGACAATGAACCCGTCGCCGTCTGCCGCGACATCGATGTTATCATATATTCCTTGCCCGCTTAGGATAAGCGGCTGATCGGCCGATTTTCCCGCGACCCGCCGAAACCCCTTCATGCGCGGCTTGCGCGCGGCGTACTCGGGCGAAAGGCTGTAGATCGACGACTGACCGAGGATCGAACGTACGCTATCCACGATCAGCGCACCCGCCTCCTGCATGAACCGGGCACGCACACGCGCGACGATCGACGGTCCGATGTTGAACGGCACGGCGGGGATCGCGATCTTCAGCGAGATCATTTGTTCGCCTCCGCTTCAAGCCGCAGTCCGTATTCCTGGTGGAGCGCGTAGATCGCAGCGGGGCCGTGCAGCGTTGTCTTTTTTCCGGTCTTCTCGTTCACGTAGTCGTACGAAAGTCCCTCCTCCAGACACTGCCGCAGAAACTCGCGATACACCTTCAGTTCGCCGCTCGCCTGCTGCAACGCCTGGACCCGCGCCAGCCAGTCGAGGATGCCGACGCACCAATACGGTAGGTCGGGCTGGTTGATGACGATCCCGGTCATTCGAAGATTGAGCGGGTCTCCGAGCCGGTACAAACTGGAAAGCCCCGCCGTGCCGAGCACACGGCGGGCTAGGTAGGGATGTCGGCGTGCGTCACCGTCGCAAGTTCCTCGAAGTAGAAGCGGCAGAGCGATTGCAGAACGTCGTCATCAGCATCTTCCACTGCGACGACGTTCGGGAAGTAGCGCACCGAGTGGTCGTAGTCGCGTCGTACGGCGCGCTGAAGGGTCTCCAGCACAAATCGCTTGCTGTAGGCGGTCGCCCACTGCAGAGATACCCAGGCCGCGTAAGCACGATCGATGCGCGTCTTCGCGGTCAGCGTGAGCGCCTTCTTCACTTCCTCGGCGTACCGCTTCTGCTGAAACGCGAGCCGCTTCTCTTCCGCCTTCCTGCACTCTTCCTCCCACTTCGTGACTGCTTCGATGTCCTTGACCGCATCTTCTCCCGACGTATTCGGCTTCTCGGGAACCGGGTGTTTCGCTTCCGACTCGCTCTTGATCGCTCGGAACTCGCCGTCGGCGATCAGTTCCGCTTGCTCGGTCGCAGGCTTGCCGCGTATCTCGGCCATGACCGCCGAATAATCGGCCCCGCCCTTTGAGATCGGCCTGCACTTCTTCGCGGTGAAGAAACTCGTCTCCTCGTGGACTTCATCGCTTAAAAGCGAATTCAGGGTACAAACCCATACTGTGTCGTCGTTGGGCAGCCTAAGTTCAGCCGCCGTGCGACGCGGGAACTCGCTCATTGGCGCACCTGCCTTTGCAGGTCAGACATCACATTGTCCAAAAGATCAGACTTGTCCGAACGGCTGGACTTTGTGGCTTCCATGTGCACCGCTTTTAGCAGTTTTAGGACTTGGTCGTAAAGACCGACCTTCTTTAATTCGTCAACAAGAACAAAGATTTCAAAGTCACTCATAAGATCGCGCCGCCTCCTATACGGCTTGATCTTCCCGCCCGAACACGCGATAGGAGCGCGGTCCAGGCGGGAAGAGGGGAATTAGCTCGCGTCCCAGCCACCCATACCACCACCGGTGTAAGTCCCGCTGCCACCGAGCAGCGCGGCGTGGGTGTAGCTGTTCTGGAGGGTGATCTTACAGGAGTAGCCGAACGACGGGTCTTTCTCGGCCTGGAAGGTCGAGTTAACCATCATCGTTTTCTGCATTCTGGTCACAGGCGCGTTCAGTAGTTTCACGCGCGGCAGATGGACTTCGTAGCTGTAGTAGAAGCCAGTCGATCCGATCTGAGCGCCGATGTACTGGCAGTTGATGCCGAACTTGCAGTTCGTGAGATTGGCCCGCGCAATCGTGTTGTCGAGGAACAGGAAGTCCATCTTCCCGCTTGCGCTAAAAACGTTGCCAACAGGGTCGGTCGGGTCGAATCCACTCCCGCCCGACATGTGGCTCTCAATGTCGCGGATGAGGTCAAGAACCCACCCTGGCTGAATGCGCGCATCGACCGCCGAATCGTTGAGCGTTACGAAGGTGTTCGAGAACCCCGACTCGTTGCCGAACCGCATGTTCCCCCACACCAGCGGCCCGTTCCCACAGTTTCCCTCGGCCACGTCGATTGCGGTCGGTGCGAGGTTGAGTTTCACCTGCTTCGTTCCATCCCCGCCGAGTTGCGATGGAAGAAGTGCGGCTGCGTTCGTGAAATCGTAGTCCGTGTCAACGTTGCCGCCCGCAGGATAGCGGTTGGGTATCTGCCGGTGCGCGTAATAGTCGGCCTGCCATGTCAGGACCGCTCCGTGCGTGATGTGAAGACCAGGGAAAATCAGTCCGGTCGAGAGTCGCCCGCTCGACGCATCCCCGTACTGCTCTTCCATCACGAAAGACGGCATGTGACGGACGGTCGGCGTGAAGACGTGCTTGAGGGCACCCGCTGCAAGCGTCGATTCTACATCGCGCCCGAAGATGCCGAGCGCTGGGTAATACAAATTCTCTGGGTCGAGCTTCGCGCTGTCCTTCCCCTGATAATTCTTCCCGGTGAGTGTTACGCGATGGATTTCGGAGTCGCCGTCCTGCTCGTCCGTACCGACATCCTTCGTGCTGCCGTCCGCAAATCCGCCGCCTGGATCGGCGGTGAAGAAGCGCATTGGGTTCGTGTTCACGATCCCGACGTTGTAAACGTTCCCGCCGAGCGAAGTGAGCGGTGCGGACCGGAACGCCGATTCGATGCCAAGTCCCACGATGCTCTGACGACCTGATTGCGGGTTTGCCATGTCATTCTCCTCAAACCGCCAGAGCGGTATGCATACGGTAATAAGACCTGCTTACGCGTCGCAGGTCGGGTTCCAACTGTAGTGAATGCGGACCGGGATAATCGCGATCCCCTCTGCCGACTGTTGAGTGCCGCCGCCGGTCGCGGTCGTCCAGACGCGTTCGTTCGTGATGCTCCCGGGCCCGCCCGGCATTTCGAGGCCATACCAGTAATCCGTCACGACGATCTGCGTCATGAGGATGACCTTCACGTTTCGGCGCAGTTGGTTGCGCATCTTCCGAGCGGTGTACTTGTCCGTCGCGAGGCACGTGATGTACAGCGGCACGGTGAGAAGGCGCAGTTCGACGCGCCCGGCCCCGGATTGCACTTCGAACTCCTCGTCGTCGGTCGCTTCCAGTCCGCGCGTCCCGACGTAGATACCCGGACTATGCCCCACGCCATCCGTGTCGTGCGACTTGTCGAAGAGGTTCACATAGCCTGCTGTCGGTGTGTCCCCGAGCGACTCGCGCTTGACGCCCGTCCAGCCAGGGGCATAAGAATTCCCGCCTGCGTAAAGGCGGGAATCGGCAGCGAGGATCGTTAGCAGTTTTTCGCTTATCTTCTGGATCATTGAGTAGTCAGCACCACGAGAACCGTAACCGCTGCGAATGTGTTCCCGACGTGGTGGGGGATCATGCCCCTTACCACGCCCGTCCATCCGTCGAGCGTCCGCTTGATCTCAGAACCGTTCGAGAGCAGGTATGGGCTTGCGAGCGCACTCGCCTGGAACCGTATCTCGTAGCTCTCTTTGTTGTATTCATTCTCGCTGAGGAAGGTTTGAATGCGCTCCATCCCGGCTTCCGTCCACACAGAGGGAACTGCGGCCGAGCCATTAATGGTTGTCAGACAGCCCTTCTGCTTGATGCGCTTCGTCGCGAGCCGCTTCGCCTTCGCCGCAGAGATGCCCATGTCAGCTCATCCTCTTGCCCGCCGCGATGCGCTTGAGTTTATCGTTGCCACGGCTTCGGTAAGCCATAATCACGTTCGCGAAATTTTTCTGAAGCTGCGGCACGCTCGCGGAGTTCATCCAGTTCTTAGCGCCCCCGCTCGTGTCAACCTCAAAACTCCCGATCTTCAGCGACTCGCCAGCGCCGTCCAACCCCAGGTCCTGATACCGCAGGATGCGCGCCGTGCACTCGTCGAGGATCGCCTGCGAAACGTCGTTCGGAAGTGCCGCCGCGAAACCCCACGTCGTTGTGACGCTGATGTTCTGGATGCCGAGCGCAAAGATGCCCGAAAGCCCGTAGGAGGCCCCGAGGATCGCGCCCGACGACTGCGGACGGATGAGAGTGTTATGGCCGCGATTGTAGCCGTTGTACTTCAAGAGCACGTCGGGATAGGCAGCGCCGTAACAGGTCACGGTGAGTGGCGTGCCCGGAACGATGTCGTCCACTGGTAGTTCAGGATAGCCATTGCCGTCGAAAATGCGCGTCTCGGTCGTCGGAACGAACTGCCGCCCTGTGCCGCCCGCCCCGTGCAGTCCGACCGGCGCTTGCAGTTCACCGAGCACCTGCACGAGCACGCGCTCCGCCTGCACCCCCACCCCCGTCTGATCGAGGTCTGGGTCCTGGATGTGGACCTCAAGCCCGATTTCCGAGACGTAGGGTATGTTCAGCGAATCGGGCACGGTTCTACCTCTTCCAGCCACGGATACACGGCGTTCAGGAAGTCGTCGAATTCGGTGTCAACGCCCATATATTTCATGCGCTCGCCTCGCATAAGGAACCGCGTGTAATAGCTCGTGATGAACTTCGACGCCATGTTCCCGACGCAAAACGCCTTCTGCTTCTGGATCACCGACCACAGCGCGACGTTGTTCGGCGTGCTGATGACCGCATCGCACCGCTCGGAGAGCGCGAGCATCTCCATGTTTCCCGGCGTCTTACCGATCATGTTCACGAGCCGGCCGTTCTCACAGAGTCGGTCGATGGGCTGTAATCCGGTCACGACGTAGGTGTGCGGCGTCGTCAGAAGGAGGCGCTCGATCGCTGCCTTCCAGTGCGGCCAGTGGTTCTGAGAAGTCTCGCTCCACGTGCTTACCGGATGGATGTGGATTACTTTTCCGGGGCCGTCGAGACCGTTTTCAATGCTCGCGTTCCGAGCCCACCGTCGCGCGCTCTCGGGCAGTTTCGCGTCGTGCCAGAGCTGCACCGCCTGTTTATGGAACCACTTCATGTTGATGTGGGTCTGCGTGACTTTGCACGGATCTGGCAGGTTCGGCTCGATCGGTTGAATGACTGCAAGCCAATCGGCAGGTTCCGTGCCAGGGCGAGCGGCAATCTGCCAGAACCTCGGATATACGTCCACGCCGGTGATCTTGACCGCGATCACGTCGCAAACAAACTCCTGTTCACGAAACCAATCCGCGATCGAAGGGTCGGGGCCAACGTAGAGCACATTGCACAGCGGTTGCCCTGTGTGCTTGAGCATGGCTTTCATAACGCCCGCACACATAAAGGCATCGCCCCAGTGCCCGAACGCCGTCGTCCACGTGATCGGTCGCTCGGGTAGATCGACGCCGCCCATAAAACTTTCGACGAGTTCGATGTCGTCGGTCATAAACTGGTTGCAGCCGGGGCAGAGCGGCGTTTCCAGCGTCCATCGGCACTGCGAGCAGGTGTATTGAGCCATCTCAGGCGACCTGCCCCTTCGGGCCTTCGGACTTCTGCATCATAGGCGCAACAATCTGCTCAAGCGCCTCGACCCGCTTCGCGAGGTCGTCAAGGGTGTTCCCGCCAATCGCCCCGCACTGCGGACACTTCCACTCCCGCAAGCCCCAGGGGTGCTTCTCGATGTTACATTCCGGGCACTTCGGCCCTTGCACCAGTCCCATTGTTCCCTCCCCAGAGAACGACCTAATCGAAGACTGCGCACCGGCTGCGGTAGGTCGCCGCTTTTCCCCGTCGGGTGCCGGTGCGCAAGGTGAGAACGACTTACGCGGCGGTCTGGATCTGGACGCCGTGGGTCGGTCGCATCATCGTGTAGCCGTAGAGCACGTCCAGCGTCAGAACGTGCGCGCCCTGAAGGTGCTGGTAGGAGTGCATGAGGCGCAGAGAAATCCCGCTCTCGGGATCGGTGATGACCGTCGCCTGCACGCCGAGGTTGCCGTCCGGGTTCTCCAGTGGACGAGAGGCGAACAGGATCGCATCCTCCGAGAAGAACGCGTTCCTGTCGTAGAGCGGGCTGGCGGCGTTCGGGATGAGCTGCGTCACCGCGAGTTCGAAGTTGTACAGCTTGCCGAGCGCGCCCGCCATCGTAAACGGACCGGCCCCACTCGCGCCGCCGACCTGCGCGTTCGTGATGTCGTTGGACACCCCGAGCGAGTCGTAGCGCACGAGCCGATCGATCTGGAAGAGCGCCTGCGCCTGGCTGACGCCGCAGATGCCGTACTTCTTCATGCTCGCGGGAACCTGTGCGGTCACGAGGTACCCCCACGCGGTGATGATGTTCGCTTCCGTGATGTTGCCCGCGTTGACAATCGTGCCGCCCGTGAAGGAGGTCACGAGGCTCAGGAGATCGATGTCGATCTGTTCTGCGAGGGCGATGCACGCGTCCTCGACATACCCCTGGATCACGTTCTGGTTGGCCGTCGCAATTGCGCGCGACTCCACGCCGAAGGTGACTTCCTTGTGCTTGTTGAGTGTCAGGTCAACGGTCGAGGAAGAGGGGTTCTGAACCGTGTAGTTCTGGTTCTCCGCCTTGTCGTTGACCGAGAGGCTACCGCGCTTCGGCAGGTGCAGGGTCTGCCCGACGTTGAACTTCTGCGTGCTGTCGAGATCGGTGTCCCGAGTAACACACTTCTGGATTGTCAGGTAGTTGCGCAGTCGTCCGAGTGCGACGTTCAGCCAGACTTCGGGGATGAACCCGCTGGCTTGAGAAGTCGTGATGTTGGTATTTGCCATGTCCGATTACTCTCCCAGGCAGGCAACAAAAAAGCCCCGATCGCTCGGAGCCTGTTCATCTGCCTATTCGATTGTTAGCCTGCCCGTGAGAGGGTCAGGAGGGGTTAGCGGTTAATGCGACCTTCGCGCATCGCCGCCATGATGTCTTTCTCGTTCGCTCTAAAGAAAACGGGGTCCGAGAGCTGCTCCTTGGTGTAGGTCGCACCCTTCGGCCCCTGGTCGTTTGTCGGATTGGTGGGAGTGCCCACCTTCGGCCGCGCCTTCGTGAAACCTTTCTGCACAAGGTCCTCGGCGTCGGCACGGATAGCCGCCTCGTCGGTCCCGATCAGGCGCGGTATCATCTCGTCGCGCAGGTTGAACTCGCGGCCTATCTTGTCGCGGAGGGCGTTCATTCGGAACCCCTCGACTTCTGCGGCAAGTTGGTCGCGCTCTTCCTTAATGCGGGCTTCGTCGGAGAGCTTCGCTTTACGCGCCTCTTCCAACGCAGCCTTCGACTCTTCGTCGCGGCGCTTGTAGGCAGCGAGTTCCTGTTGCATCGCCGCAAGCTGTTCTTTTTGCTTGCGCTCTGCGTACGCCTTACGATCGGCTTCCTTCTGCTCCGGCGTCTTATCCGCAGGGTCGGCTTGTGGTGTTGGGTCTGCAATCGGGTCCGCTGCAGGATCGGTCGCCGGGTCTACAATCGGATCTCCCGTAGAAACGGGGTCATCTGTCGCTGTTGGTGGCATTGCGTTTACACTCTCTCCCCTTTAGGGCATGGGGGCCGCCCTGTCTCATGCGTTTCGTGCCCGCATGGTCGGCTTATAGGTGGCTTACTGTCTCTTCATCGCCGCTGCGGTTCCGGCGTCCTGCGGCCCCGTCTTGCTTGGCCCCGCAGGAGCATCGCCTGCGCCCGCCACGCCGCCTTTATTTCTTAGCGCCGCCTGCGTTCCCGCTTCAAGCGTGCCGGTAGGTTGTCCCGCAGTCGCCGCGTTCGGATTGCGGTTCGCACCGTCAGTGATTGCCATCGTAGCTATTCCTTTCCGTCAGGGTTTCTTCTTCTGAGTAACCTTCTTGAGCGCTGGGTTCGCGCGCTTAGCGGCGGGGGACGCCTTACGCGCAGACGCCGCCAGTATCGCGTCAGCACGTTCTTTGCTGACGCCCTCACCTTTTTCAATCTGCCCCGCCGCTTTCGCGAAGCCGGGGTGTGCTTTCTTTGTCGCCATTTCCAGTATCCTTCACTCAGCGGGCGGTGCTGGAGGCGGCTCGGGTGCAGGCGGCGCAGGTGTCGGATCGATCGCGGCGAGTTGCGCTTCGAGTGCAGCAATCTGATCCGCTGCGGCGTTGTTCTCCTGCTGTGCAGCCGCGAGGTCGGACTGCGCTTGTGCGAGTGCAGCGTCTTTCGTCTGGTCTGCAGAGGCAATGCGACCGGGCAGCGCACTTACTTCGGCGTTCAACGCCGTGAGAGCATCAGTTAATCGTGACAAGATTTTCTCCGTTTCGAATAGGACGTGAAGGACGCTGCCCCTCTCGTGCGGACATCCTTCGGGGATGGTTTCGGTGATTGAAATGATTTCCATGAAGCCTCACACTTCATCCTGTGTGCGAAAAAGACCGAGGTCGAGTTCCGTCGGACTGTTCCAATCGTGTGCAGCCACGGTATCCAGCACGTACTGCGCGGTCGCGCGCTCGGTCAGGTGCGTCATGCAGTGGCCGTAGCCGCGCTCGTAGATCGCAAACGACCGTTCCGGGTCGGCAAGAGCGGAGTGCAATTTCTGGCAAACATCCGTCCCGAGGAACTCCTCGCCGTCGCTCTCGACATCGTAGGCGACGCACGTCACACCATCTTCTAAGGGCGCGCGCGTTCGGATCGACAGCGGCCCTTGCAGGAGGAGTGTGCGGACGAGAACCTCGGTCATCCGAAACGAGCCGGAACCGTAGCCGTCGAAGGAAACGCTCGCCTTCGCGGATCGCGTGCGGCCGAAGAACTCGTCTTGCGGCATCCTCGGAACCTGCTCGCCTGCCTGGTCGTTCAGGACGCGGATTTCCGAGTTTACGTGACACCCGCGCAGCGCGTCGGTGATGTGCATCCGCCACGGGTGCGACGCGCCCCAGCTTACGAAGAGTTCCAGATCCCGCCGCAGGTATTCCTCGCGATCGGGTCGATCGTGACAGACTGATAAGGCGTAGAGCGGGTAGTCGATCGGATGGTACTCGCTCGGAAACTCGATGTACTTGCTGTGCTCGCGCAGGAAGTAGGGGAACGACTTGCCCTGCAAGAACCGCCTCAGTTTCTCCTGCTCACCGCAATCCTTCGTGTCGTGGCTCATGCTTCCCGGCGCAAAAGCGTTCGCGTAGTGCCGGATGATGTTCGGGAGCCGCTTGTAGTACCCGTACTCAGCACAATCGACGAATGCGATCGGCACGCTATCGTCCGGGAACGTCGGGTAGATGTATTCGCGGGTGTGGGCGGTCTGATTAAAAATCAGGACAAGATCGTAACCATTGCCGGGATTGAAGTACGTGACTTCGTGCCCGAGTTCTTGCAGTCCCCGGAAGAGACCGACTTGCAGCGGGCTTCCGCCGAGTGTCGAAAGGTAGAGTGCGATCTTCAAGACGTTACACCGGCACAGACGTGCTCTTTATCTGTCTCTGCATCAAGCAGATGAGAATAACCGTAGCTATCTTTCTGCCATTTGCATTCCGCACCACAACGCCTGCATGTGTACAAACGCGAGAAAGGAAGTTTGCTCGTGCGCTCGTTATTGAAATGCTCACGACGGGCAGCATAATACCGCGCTGGGTCGGCGGGTGTGCTAAGACAGATTTGACATATATTGCCCGCGTTGTCGTTGGTTGCTTCTACCAGTACCCAATCCGTCCGATCATTTTTTTGCTGACATCGGGGCCTGCCATTAACGCTTGCGATGTGGATTTTTCCCTTGTTTGGCAGTTTGATATATGGCATCTTTCGCCGCCTCCTACACGGCATGAAAAAACCCTCCTACTCTGAGAGCGGGAGGGCAGCCACGAACCAAGATTATTTAAGGAACTACGGAAAGTTCAATCTAGCAAACTCACCGAACAATTGGTTCGCCGCCTCATCGTATGCACAAGCCGCGTCTTGCTCGTTTTCAAAGCGCCCCAGATTGCTAACTTTGCGATTGACCTTAATGCGCGCCATCCACTTTCGCCTATTCTTATCCCACGTCACGCCCTTGAAACGCGATGATGTTACAGTCGAGCACTTGCTGTAATTCTGCTGGTTTCGAGCGTGAGTGCAAACGCGAAGATTGTCACGCCGACAGTTCAGCCCGTTTCCGTCTTTATGGTCAACGTCCATTTCAGGCGGATCGCCCATAATAAAACGATGCAAGTAAACCGGCTTGCCATTTACTTTTCGAAAGGCATACGGCGATCTGCCCGGACGTATCAACGCCGTCCAGTACCACGCACTTAGCCAGTCAAAATCCTCTTCGTCTACGAGCGCGAATTGACCGCGCGTGAGTGCGAGCCACCGTGCACCATCAACAGGTGCAGGTTCCATTATCGTGCGAGCTTTTACGTTGCGAGCCTGTGGTGATTTGGCAATCGTAGGGGTATCATTCTGCATGTCGTTATGTCCTTTACCATAGCGGCCACGCTCCCGGTGTCTCACCACGCGGGAGCATTTTATATGTCTATATTATACCATTTGCAACGATTGCTTTTCAACGTTACTCCTACGTAAGATGTAACTCGGCAACTGCCCCATTGACGCCTCATAAGAGATGCCTGTACCGCCTGCGTTGTACGGTATGCCAAGGTCAGCGCGAACGTCGCGCTCCAAGTTGTCTCGGAGGACGCATATCTCTTCGGCAGACAGAAAATCCGTGTACACGTAGGACACGTAATCGCCTGCCTTGCCCTTGTAATATTCCGCCACGCGGTTAAAATCGACCTCGTAGGCGTGCAGCCGGTCGCCGGACTTCGGCGCGGTATACGTCCAGGTTCCGGGAGCCGTCTCGGTCGCCTCATCGTAATACGGCGTTCCTGGATACGTGCTGATAACCGTGCAATCAAAGTCGTCGGGCCGCTCTTGCAAAAGCCACTGCTTCGTTGCCTCGATCGTCTCGGCGCTCTCCCCGGCGTGCCCGATGGACATCAGCGCTTTCACTTTCAGCCCGTGTCGCCTCGCAATCGCCATGCACTCGCTGTTCTGCTCGCGCGTCGCCTTCTTCTGGATGTTCTCCAGAATGCGCGGACTGCCGCTCTCGAAGCCGATCAGTATCCACCGGAACCCGGCGCGGACCATCGCGCGCGCTTGCTCGTCGGTGAAGAGGTTGCTCTTCACGAAGCCGCGCAGCCGAAACTCGACGCCCAATTCCACTTGCAGTCCTGCGATCGCGTCCATCAACTCGACCATGCTCTTGCTGACGTTGAGTTCGTCGTCGTAGAACATGAAGCCGGTCACGCCGTACCGTTCATACAGGTGCCGAACTTCCTCGACCACATTCTCGGTCGAGCGCGTCCGAATGCGTCGCAGCATCGGAGAGTTCCGGCCCCCACAAAAGGCGCACATGTACGGGCATCCGAGCTGACCGATCAGCGACGTAGCGCGGTGGCTCTCGATCGCGTAGTGATAGCTCTCCATGTCCACGAGGTGTCGCGCAGGCAGCGGCAGTTCGTTGAGCCGGTCGTTCGTCAAGAACAGCCTGCTCGCGGCATCATCGCCGTCGATTAACTTCGGCGCATCCGGCATGAGCGCGTGAAAGATGCTATCTTCGCCGTCACCTGCCACCAGCACATCGAACATTTCTGCCAGAACGTCAAACGCACGAACCGCGCGCCCCATGATTTCATGCTTTACCTCTCGCTTGCGCGCCGCATTCACGAGCGTGACGTGCGGACCGCCGAGGATCACCTTCGCATCCGGCCGTGTTTCTCTCAGAACCGCTGCAATCTTGGCTGTGGCGGGCATCTGCGGGGTCGTCGCGGTCAAACCGAACACCGTCGCGTTCGTGCGGCTCGCGTGGTCCCGAACGGCCTCCTCGTAGTTCTCGACACCATTTAGGTCCAAATGCTCGACGGTGTATCCGTCTGCCTCCAGAACCGCCCCGACCCGGAGTATGCCGAGCGCAACAAAAACCCGAGCGTCTAAGAGGAAGACGCTCGGGGGAGTGATGAGACAGATTGTCGGCTTATTCACTTGTGGACCCATCGGAGCGTGACGACCGTCGTCCCTTCGGGTGCGGGGCCGAAAACTTCATCGACCGCCCGCTTCACGCCCTGAAAGTGATCGTGGCCGTAGTCGTGGAAGACGATCACGCCGCAGGGCCTCACTCGCGGCCACCACCTCGCGATGTCGGCGACCACATCCTCGTACGTGTGCATCGCATCGAGGAAGATCATATCGTAGTCGTCGGTCAGGCATCCCGCCGCCGTCTCGCTCGAATAGAGGCGGTATTCGACGTTCAGGAACCGTGCCGTGGCTGCCCGGAAGTCGTCGAGTGTCTGGACGCCCTGCATCTGTTCTTGACCGGCAGAGTTCGCGGCAAACGTGTCGCAGCACATCAGCGATTTCGCGGTGATCGCCATGCAGAACGCCGACAGCCCCTTGAACGAGCCGATTTCGAGCACGTCGCGGTTTGCAGCCAGTTCCGCGAGCTTGTCCATCTCGCTCGGATGGAGGAACCCTTCAATCCCTATTGATTTCGTCGTCTCAAGTAGGTCCAATTTACGACAGTCCCCATTTCTTCAGAAACTTCGGCATGAGCTTGTCCTTAGACCCGCCATTAAAGTGAAAAACACCGGGAGTCGTCCCGGTGATCCGGTTACGAATACGTTCGCCTCGCGTATCGAACTCTTTCACGAACGACGCGCTCAGGCACTGCGCCAGCTCGCACGCGGTATCGACGACCATCTCGACAGGCTGCGCGATATAGGCGATCTGGCTCTGTTCCTGGTCGTCGGGGTAGATCCATCCGGTATCGTCTGCGTTTCGCCGGTCAAAACCGAGCGCATCGAGGTTCTGCCACTCCAGGCACGCGAGCATCTTCTCGGCCGGGCCACAAAAGAAGCCGTTGTTCAAGAACCGCCACGGCGACCCGGTATCCGGGAAGTGGTCGGCAAGATCAGTGCGCGGCCAGCACGCTTTTTCTGCGTTGAACACGATCGCATCGCCGTAGAGAGACGCGGCGCGCTCGTCGATCGACTGCGGGTGCTCGCAGAACACGATGTCCCAGGCGTCGCACACAATAATCCGATCCGCTTTGTTCTTTCCAGCCCGCAGCCAGTTGCGCAGCAGGTTCGGCTTGGTAATCAAACCGCCCCACGGCTCGTTCATCCCTAAAATCACAGGCTTGAACTGGAAGCGCTTCAGGCTTTCGAGGTACGTCGAGAAACGGTAGTACGTCTCCGTCGGGACGCGGCTCGAAACAGACACAACTTGCACCGATTTAGCCAAGTGCGAGCCTTCCGTAGAACGCGGGACCGCAAATCTCCTTCGCCCCGCCGTTAAAGTGGAA